AATTACCTCCCCAACAAATAGCAGCAGCAGCGATAAGAACAGTAGTCGATACTCTCTCAAGCACTCCTACCCTGCACCAGATAGCAGCTAGTGTTATCGAAAAAATATGGATAGAGACAATGCTAGATAGAGCTACCGATAGTGAACTAAATAAATACAAGAGAGGTAAGCATAAAAAAAGATATAAAATTTTTTTAATTAACTCAATGGTCAATACTGAATACTGGAACGCTCGCCAACGCATGGCAAGTGGCCTATTTATGGTTGAACTAATACAAAAATATACTGGATTAATAGAAATATATTTAGAAAAACATTTAAATACCTCCAGAAGAATGGTCAGGGCAACCGACAAGTGCATGGAATGGGTCAAGAAAATAAACACCGACTTAAAAATACACACCCCAAATTTTTTACCGCTGCTAATTAAACCTAAACATTGGACTAACCCTTACGATGGAGGCTACTATAATGAGAACATAAAGTTTAATCTTTTTAAAAGTAACAATAAACAAATAGCAAGCAAACCTATAGCAACTACTACGTTTTATGATGTTGCAAACATACAAGGCGATGTAAGTATGTGTGTTAATAAGTATATGTTAATGCAGATATTAGAGGCATATAATAATAATTTAGAGATAGGTTGTTTGTTACCAAGAGAAGGATACGCTGTACCTCCTTACCCAAAACATTTAAACGAGAATGATCCAGAAGTAATTAGATGGAAAATGCAATGCAAAAGAATAATAGAAAAAAATAACCAAACAAAAGGTAGTCGTATTGGTATAGCAAAAACATTATGGATGGCTGAAAAATATAAAGACGAACCTAACTTGTACTTTCCTAAACAACTAGACTTTCGAGGTAGGGTTTACGATAGAGTTCCCTACTTAAATGCACAAGGTAATGACATATCAAGGTCGCTACTGCAATTTACCAATGGCAAGTTAATAAAAACAGAAGAGGATCTTAACTGGTTAAAGATACATGGTGCAAATATGTTTGGTATAAAACAAGACTTTCAAACAAAGATTGATTGGGTTAATAATAATTTAAAAAACATTTATGCCATTGGAAGAGATTGCTGGGCTGCACCAGAATTATGGATGCGGGCTGATAAGGCTTGGAGTTTTCTTGCTTTTTGCAGGGCAGTCTATCTTTATCAACAAAAACCAAGTAGCTATTTATGTCAGCTTCCCTGCCACCTTGATTGCACTTGTAGTTCTATACAGCACTACAGCGGATTGCTACGCTCCAAAGTAATGGGAGAAAAAGTTAATCTAATTAACTCAGATAGACCGCAAGATATATACAGCGAAGTAGCATCACAAATAAACCAAAGACTTATAGATAGTGACGATCCAAGAGCAGCTAAATGGTTAATGCTTAACGTAGATAGATCATTAACTAAACCTTGCGTAATGACAGCACCATACTCGGCTACCAATAGTGCCTTCTATCACTATGCATACAGCTGGGCACAAGAACGATCAACAAAACTATTAGGCAAGAAGAACTGGACAAGAGGTAAAGGTAGTATGAGTGCTATGAATTACATGGCTACTCTTTTATTTCAAGAATCAGCTAAAGCTATAGCTCCAGCATATGTAGCAATGAAATGGTTTAAGGCTGTAGCTAGAGAGCTAGGCAAGGTAAACAAAGCAGTAACATGGACTAGTCCTACTGGTTTGTATGTCGAACAAAAGTATTACGACCCAAAGAAAATAAGAATACAACTTAAATATTTATCTGACGTTTATCTCGATATAAGAACAAATGAAGATACACCAGAACTAAATACAAGAAAGATGGGTCACGCTATTTCAGCAAATATATTACATAGTTTTGATGCAAGTCATATGGCATTTTCTACAATTCATGCTTCAATACAAGGAGTCGAAAATATCGCTGGCATCCACGATTGTTTCGTTACTACCCCGTCTGAAATGAGTTTACTGCGTGACTCAGTTAGACAAACATTTGCTGATATGTATTCAGTAGATCGTTTATCAAAACTAAAGGCAGAATTAAAAGCACAATTAACAGACAATCAAATAGAAACGCTACCTCCAGAGCCAACTCTTGGAGAGTTAGATGTTTTACTTACACGTTCATCAACCTATTTCATAACATGAATCAAGTTAAAGCAAACCCTTTTTATATTTTCACACCAGAATGTGGAGTTGCATGGAGTCATCTAGTAAAACCAGATGATGCATTTAATAAAGCACCAGAATGGAGCGTAACACTACTGTTAGATCCAGATTCAAAAGAAACAACAAGAGTATATGACGAGTTTGAGAAAGGTCTTGAAGCATGGAAGGTACAGCTTAAGACTGCTTTCCCGCAACAAACTTTTAAAATGGGCGAACATTCAAGGTATGGATTTACCGAATTCGAGGGCAAAAATGTAATGGAGATCAAATGTAAAAAACCTGTAGAGGCAGGGCAAGGTGCTAAGAGATTTGCTAACACTCCTCCTATTCTTTTAGATAAGTATGGCACTCCAATACCATTAGAAGAAAGAGAAAAATACATAGGTTTAGGTAGAGGTACAACAGTACAAGCCAAGTTAAGAGTGCAAGGATACAATCATCCGACTTATGGTGTTGGATTAACAGTCCAACCAGAAGCCATAGTCATTATGAATTTTGTGCCATATGAAAAAACAACAGACCTCTCGGGGTTTAAGTTCCAAAACAAAAACCAAACGCAAGACCTCACACCCTCAAATGTTGAAAACTCCTATGGGGGTAGTACATTTTAGGTCAAAGTTTGAAGCACAAGTAGCATCAGACTTAATAAAAAAGAACGTACCTTTTACTTATGAAACTGTCAGCTATGATTACATCATCAGTAGTAGCTACACTCCTGACATCATCCTTCCTAACTGTGTGGTTGAACTCAAAGGAACGCTACTTAAAGAAGAAAGAAAAAAATATATTGCAGTCAAGACGCAACATCCCACACTAAGTTTGCGGTTCTGTTTTCAAAACGCAAACAACAAACTTAGTAAAGCTAAAAGAAGTCTGACGTATTGGCAATGGGCTGAACGTCATGGCTTCCTTTGGTGTAACAAGATTATTCCTAAAGAATGGTATGCCGAGTAAGTACAAAACTAAAGAACCTTGCCCAGAGTGCGGAAGCAAAGATAACGTAGCTGTTTATGATGACGGACACAAGCATTGCTTTGGATGTGGTTGGCAATTTCAACCTAAAAAAATTTTTAAGAAACCCACTTATCAGCCAATGAAAAAAGAATGGAAACCTATAACTGCAATTCCATGTGCCTTGCCAAAGCGTGGTATAACAAAAGAAACTTGTAAGTTTTTTAATTATGGTATCTCTCAATTCAATGGTACTGATTGTCAGGTTGCAACCTACAGAAATCAAAGTGGATTAGTTGCAGCACAGCACATAAGATTTAAAGATAAAAGATTTATATGGAAGGGAGACTTAACTGATATAAAGCTATGGGGTCAGGAATTATGGAGGCAACAAAATACTGGCGGTGTATTTGTAACAATTACAGAAGGCGAGATTGATGCAATGAGCGTGGCTCAAGCTACAGTCTCAGCTAGTGGCAATTACTTTCCAGTTGTTAGTTTGCCATCAGGTGCTCAGTCTGCTACAAAGTTTGTAGCTGCAAATTTATCATGGTTATCTCAGTTTGTTCGTATAGTTATTTGTTTTGACTCGGACTCTGTTGGTGTGGATGCTGCCGAAAAGGTTGCAAAAATCTTACCTACTGGCAAGGCAGCTATCGCAAACCTACCAAGAAAAGATGCTAATGAAATGCTCCTCGCAGGGGAGTCAGAGTTACTTAGAGACTTACTCTTCAAAGCAAGTCCTATCAGACCCGACAACATATTTTCTGCCTACGATTTATGGGAAGATTTAGTAAAAGAAGATAACTCTAAAATATGTAGCTATCCTTTTCCAGAGCTAAACAAGATGGTGCAAGGCTATAGAAAGCAGTCGTTGACTACGATTTGTGCTGGCACAGGTGTTGGCAAGAGCCTACTTTGCAGAGAAATGGCACATCATTTTTTAGTAAATGGATTAAAGGTCGGTTGGATTGGCCTTGAAGAAAGTAGTAAGAGAAGTATGCAGGGCATATTATCTATAGCTTTAAACAAACCTTTACACATAGACGAAAAGGCTGTTGATGAAAAAGAATTACGACAAGCGTTTGATTATTTATTTAGTGACAACAAGTTTGTATTGCTTCAACACTTTGGTTCGTTAGATCCAGATAGATTAATAGATCAGATAACATTTATGGCTACTGGCGAAGAGTGCGATGTTATTTTCTTGGATCATCTTAGTCTTGTAGTATCTGGACTTAGTGATGGAGATGAAAGAAAACAAATAGATGTATGCTGTACCAAGCTAAGACAGGTAGTTGAAAAGACAGGAGTAGGTTTAGTTATGGTTAGTCATTTGCGTAGAACAGATGGCAAACCAGCTGAAGAGGGAGGCGACATAAATTTAGCAGCCTTGAGAGGATCGCAATCTATAGCCCAGCTAAGTGACCTCGTAATATGCGGAATTAGATCGCAACAAGCCACAGAAAAATCAAACGAACTTGAATTAAAAGTATTAAAGAATCGCCATAGTGGTTGCTTGGGTAAAGCTGACAAGCTTGAATACAACGAAGCTACTGGCAGACTAACTCCTTCCTTACATAATTTATTATGACTTTATTAATTGATGCCGATTGGCTGTGTTACAACTGCTGCTATGCAGTAGAGAATGACGATAGGTTCGATGACAACTTACACGTTTTATACTCTCGACCAAGCTGGGGATTAGATCTTATTGAGACTTACATACAAAGATACAAACAAGTATCAGAAGATGAAGGAGAAGTTATTATGTGCTTTACTTCTTACCCTACATTTAGACATAATTTGTATCAAGACTACAAAGCTAACCGCAAAAGCAGAAGAAAACCATTAGCTCTTAAGGCTGTCATGGATGCATTAACCAATAGATATAGATGTGTAAGATACAATGGACTAGAAGGAGATGACGTACTTGGTTTATTAGCAACAAGCAAAGAGTTGGATGATCCTATTATTGTTAGTCCAGATAAAGACATGAGAACTATACCTTGCAAGTTATTAGCTGGAGAAGATTTAGAGTTAATAACAAGAAGGCAAGCTAACAGGAATTGGATGGCTCAAGCTTTAACAGGAGATACGACAGATAACTACAAAGGTATAGCTGGAGTAGGTGCAGTAACAGCAAATAAAATACTAGGAGATGCTAAGGAGTTACCTGATATGTGGGAGATAGTCGTAAAAGAATATGAAAAGAAGCAAGGAGGATACAAGGAAGCATTACTTACAGCTAGGCTTGCAAGAATATTAAGGTCAGGAGATTACAACACTAAGACAGGTAAGGTAAAACTATGGAAACCTTAGTCAATACTTAATGGATTTTTCTTTTTCTTTTTTGGAAATCCAGCTTGCATATTTTTATATGCTTTATCTGAAATAGTACTGTTAGCTTTGCTTCTACTTGTTCCAGCCTTCTTTCTCTTGTTGATGTTGTAATACAATCCTTTTCTAGCCATAGTGTGTACAGTAATATAAATATAAATTAGCATTACTCATGGCAGTTGACGACCCATTTCCACCCATAGAAGAAGCATTAATTAACAGATTAAAAGAGATGATACCAGAAAAATGTCCTGCTCTTGATGATAAAGATAGAGAGATATGGTATTACGCTGGTCAAAGAGGCATGGTAAAAATGCTTGAATCGGTTTACAATGAGCAAAACAACATTACTAAGGAGTAGTTATGTGCGGAGGAGGAGGCAGACCGCCAGATAGAACTGATGAAATGCTGGCTGTACAGCGTGAGCAAATTGCTGAACAAAAAAGACAGTATGAAGAAACTCGGGCTGATAACTTAGCAAGGCAAGAAGAGCAAAGAAAAATAGCTACCGCACCAGCAGCACCGCCTCCATCTGCTACAGCTACCGCACCAGCAGCTGCACTTGAATTACCAAGCGGAAGTTTAGGTATTGGAGGAGCACAAAAGCGGAGAGGTTATGGACGTAGAAGATTAAGAACAGATTTAAAACAAGGATCTGGTTTACAAATACCTTAAATGAATAACAACGAAGTTACTTTAACAAGTGGTGTCGATCAGAATAACTCCTATAAATCTGACATGGAGCAGAAAAAAGGAGTTACTGTTGCATCCAAGTACCAACAAGGAAAAACTAATCGTGCTCCTTATGGAGACAGAGCAAGAGCTAACGCTAAAGTAACTATCCCCTTTCTATATCCAGAAGATACATACGGAGATCGTGGCAAGATAGATCAGCCACATCAAAGTATGGGTGCTCGAGGTGTTTTAAATATTGCAAACAAGCTTGGCATAAATTTATTTCCTATCAATACTGGCTTCTTTAAATTAGAGATAGATGGACTAGCAATGATAGTTGCTGAACAAGGCCCAGAAGTTAAGACGCAATTAGATACAGCCTTAGTAAAAGTAGAACAGCAAGTACATAATATGCTGGAAACTATGTCGTTCAGAGCCTCAATGCATGAAGCCTTTGAGCAGCTAATAGTAGCAGGGAATGTATTGTTATATGTTAGTCCAGCTGGGATAAGAGTTATTCATTTGGAAAACTATACAGTTCAACGTGACCCTATGGGTAACGTAAGCGAAATAATAATAGAAGAAGAAGTTAGTCCTACAGTATTACCTCCTAACTTCTTACCAAAAGATTTACAGGAGAAAGATAATTACAGTAAAGAAAAGACTTGCAAAATATATACCTGTGTTAAGTACAAAGATAATAAATGTATGTGGTATCAGGAAGTAAAAGGTAAGCCAGTACCTAATACATATGGTATGTCTCCCGCTGATTGCTCTCCCTTTATTCCATTACGCTGGTCACAAATCGAGTCAGAGAACTACGGACGTTCATTTATTGAGCAATGGTATGGCGACTTAACTGCATTAGAAAACTTGTACCAAAGTATATTGGAAGCAAGTGCAATGCTTAGTAAGGTGTTGTTTATGGTATCTCCAGCTGGTACTACAAGACCTCGTACTTTAGTTAATGCAGAAAATGGATCAGTAATACAAGGTAGTGCTAATGATGTGACTGTACTGCAAGCACAAGGAAAGTTAAATGATTTATCTTTAGCTAACAATACTATCGACAGAATAGAAAACAGACTGTCGTTTGCTTTCCTTCTTAATAGTGCAGTACAACGTCCAGCTGAAAGAGTAACAGCAGAAGAGATAAGATATAGCAGTCAGGAGTTAGAGGCTTCACTCGGAGGCTTGTACTCACAACTGACGCAAGAACTACAGCTACCTCTAGTTAAACGATTGGTGTTTATATTGCAGAAAACAAATAAAGTTCCTGACTTTCCAAGAGGAGAAGATGGAGAAAGTTTAATACATCCTAAACCTATTACTGGTATGGAAGCTATAGGTAGAGGAGATGATAGAAATAAATTACTAGAGTTTATTGATGCATCAAGAAATGCTTTAGGCCCAGAAGTCTTGACACAATATATAAATATGGAAGAAGCATTAAGAAGGTTAGCAGCAAGTAGTTCTATTGATACGACTAACTTAGTTAAGACTCCAGAGCAATTACAAAAAGAAGCAGATGACTTAGCAGCTGCAAATCAGAAGATGCAAGAACAGGAGATGATGGGTAAGATGATACAAAGCCCAGCAGCAGGAAAACTTGCTGACAACTTTACTAAACAAGGAGCACCTTATGGCCCTCAATACCAAGAAGGAGGAGAAATCCCCTCAGATGGAGAAAACCTCCAAGTTCCAAACCTCGATGCAAGTGGACTCCCAGCCACCAGCCGATAAAGGCCCAAGAGAAATAGTCATTACACCAGAAATGGTACAAGAACTTAATAACTAATTGCTATGCCTGATCCAATTACAATCACACAAGACGCTACTCCTCCAGTACAAGAGGAAGTAATTGCTAACCTCGAAGCGGAGGCAGCCGAACTTCAGAAAGAAGGTAACTTACCTAAAGCAGAAGAATTAATTGGTGGAGAGTTTAAGACTCAAGAAGATTTACTTGCAGCTTACAACGAACTTAAAGCTGCAAATCAACAGTCTGCTCCAGAACCAGTAGGAACAGCCCAAGAAATATATGGAGAAGCAGTAGGTAATTTACTTGAGCAAGGTAATGTTGACTACGTTTCTATGAATGAATACTGGCAGCAAAAAGGAGAAATAACAGATGCTCACTATAAAGAGTTAGAGCAAGCTGGCTTTCCTAGATCTTTAGTTGACTCACATTTAAATGGATTGAGAAGCCAAGCTGCTGCAACAGAGAAAGATATACTGGCTATTCGTGACAGCTATGGCGAAGACAACTTTGCCAATATGCAACAATGGGCTGGTCAAAATTTAACTGATGCTGAGAAAGCAGCGTACTCTGCTGGTATTAACAGCGGTAATATTGAACAGATTAAGTTAACTGTTGAAGGATTACATTCCAGATATGTTGCAAGCGTAGGCCAAGAACCTAACTTACTATCAGGTCGCCCTGCATCTGGAGGAAGTGATGTATTTGAAAGTACTGCTCAATTAGAAGAGGCGATGAATGATCCTCGATACAAAAAAGATCCAGCTTTTAGAGCAAAGGTAGAAGATAAATTAGGTAGAAGTAGTATCTTTTAATCTTCTTGTCTATCTTTTAGGATTGCCTGTATTTCAGTAAACCTAGTTTTACATTGGTTTATAACTTCTTGTGCTTGATTATGCTTAGTGACTACTTCCTGTAGTTCAGCTTGCAGTTCTTCGGTTGTAGGTTTTGTCATTATTCTGCTGGTTTGTCTGCTATCAGTTTAGCTTTCCAAGTAGCTTTGACATCAGCAGTCCACGCAGCGTTACATATTGCAGATACTTCTGTTGGTTGTGCTGATAAATCAGTATCAACTAGGTTATCAGAATCATCTAACGTACCAGCATGCAGTACATATCTTTCAAAAGATCTTGCCATTTCTGTGCCATCTTTTTTGATGACAGTTGCTTTACGGACTTGTACCGCTTTGTATAAACCGACAACTTCTATCTTGTCGTATTCGATTGACTCTGTAAGTGCCATTAGGATTAATCTCCGATTAAAACAGGTT